CTGAAAGGTTCGGTTCTAGAATCATATTTGAATCCTAATAAATCAAGTCCACTGGTATAAGACTTCTCCCATTCTTTTCTGGACATTTTATAATCACGATAATTATTCATCAACACTGACGATAATCTTCCTAACACATCATCAGGTAAAAGTTCTGCAAGGTTTGCGAAATGCCCAGAGTCTTGTCCGGGGTTCATGGCACTTGGTTCAAAATTAATGTCTACACTACCATCTTCATTTTGTTGAACATCAACAGGAGGCTTTTCTTCAAGAGCCTGTTCTGTTTCTTTTTCTGCTTCTACAACAGCTTCTTCAGTATCAAGATTTATTTCTTGTCTTACGTTTGGTAATGATTTGTCTATTTCTGCCATATAGTTTCCCTAATCTTCTCGTTGTATTCTTTTTTTTAACAATATTCAAGCCTTGTGGGTTGGGTCCTCGTAGAGGTGGTGGCCCTGATTTCTTGCCTATCATTTTCCTTGATCTCTTCTTTTCTTACGAAGATTTTTTAAATATTTTTTAGTGTCCTCTAGTCCAGGTTTTGGTTTAATTTGAATAGGAAGTTGTCCACCTTTTAAAATAGCTCCACGACCTCGTTTAGATATATCTCCCATTAATAATACGTTCTCCTCGCTTGTTGCACAGGTTCATCTAAATAATCCTCTGGGTGACTAATTAAACCTCCCTGTCTAAATCGCATAACAGCTTGAGTCATGGAATCGACCAAGTCATCATGGTCTCCATGAGGAAAAGCTGCACACTCCTCAATTACCTCTTGTGCAAACTCTTTATGAGTGGGCGCCCATATGCATCCACTTTCAAATAGAGGTGCAACTGAGTTAACTCTTGTATGCTTATCATTCCCTTTACTCGGTGTAAAGTTTAAAACTGGTATACCCATCTTACGTAATTCGTAAGTAAGCGGGAGCCCTGATGCTTTAGCCTCGACCAAAACTGTTTCAGGTTGCCAGTAATCGTATTGTTCTTTGGCCACGCGCCGTAGTTCAGGAAACTCGTAACGTTCTTTAACTGCATCAACGAGCAAGAGCTGCGGACCACTGTCTTCATTTTCTTGGAACACGCCCCACGTTGTAATAGCAGAATAGTCAGCAGAACTTTTTTTCATAAACGCCGTATCGTAGGATTGGATAACGTGTTGTAGAGGAGGAAGTGTTTCATTTTCCCAATCTCTCCACCACTCACGTTTAATAATCGCGCCTTCTTCTGAGGTTGGGTTTTGCATCCACTGTGCATTCCATTTTGACAAAGGTAGTGATGCTTTTTGTTTTTCTAATTCATCGATCTCCCAATACTCTGGCCAACAAGGTTCTCCTGATGGCATGATGGCAGGAAACTCAACCACTTCCCATTGATCCGCTTTCACTTCTCCTTGAGCCCTGATGAGTGCTCCAGTTAAATCTTTTGTATTCCACCTTGTCATCACAACCACGATTGATCCGCCCGGTTGCAAACGTTGACGTGGACCTGAAGTGTACCACTCGTAAGCTCGTTCTAATGCACCCATGTTCATTGAATCTTGTTCCGAGTGTGGGTCATCAATAATCAAGAGATCCGCACCACGGCCCGTGATTGCACCGCCAACACCCGCTGCAAAGTATTCACCGCCTTGCGCCGTTTCCCAACGTCCTGCTGCTTGTGAATCTTCACGCAGTCTTGTGCTAAATATTTGTTGATACTCTGAAGAATCTAAAAGTGATTTTGCTTTACGACCAAACCTAACAGCAAGTTCTGCAGTGTGTGTTGTTTGAATAATCTTGAGTTTTGGATTACGGCCCACCATCCACGCTGGAAGAATGTAAGATGCAAACTCAGATTTTGTGTGTCGTGGTGGCATGTTCACGATTAAGCGTTTAATTTTTCCTGAAGCAAGGTCATTGAATTTTTGTGCAATAATTTTGTGATGATAACCTTCAACAAAATCAGGCCACACGTGTTTGACAAAAGACAAGAAATCATCACGCATTTTACTTTCTTTTTTCTTCTTCTCGTTCAATAAATATATTTTATAGAACTTATCTCTAATGTCAGGTGGTAATTTTTTTATTTTATCTAAGTCTACTTTCATTTGAAAAAAAATTTTGTAAAATTTTTAGCCGAATATTTTTAAAACTTCAAAACGTTTTTAGCATCATTAACCATATAAATCCAACATTATATACATACATTAGGATCCCTTTCTGTAGTTAAGGGGTATTGATAAAAGAAAAACCTTCGGTTTTACTTTGGTAATGGTACCACTATCGTGGTGCTTGATACGCGCGAAAAAAAACACGTCCCGCGGATCGCGGGACGTGTCAGGTTTTTTTATTTGGAGTATTTAGCGACGGCCTTAGCAAATGTAATGCTGTCAAATCGTGAATTGTTTTTTGTGTAGAAATTTCGAAGACCTCCGTCAAAAATTTTGAAGGCAGTTTCCAAATGACCTTGCGACATCATTCGGTATGCGTTGCCGTGAATTTTTGCCAGTTCATCAAAATGTTTTTTTGTTAGCATTTTTTAGTTACCTCCCTTAAAAATTTGTAACAAGTAGTTCCATAACAACCATTGCGCCATGAAATTTCATATAACTTATTAAATTGATCAGGTGTTAATTTAGAAATTTCATCAGCATATTTAAAAGCCTGTTCTTTAGATATTCCAAGTTCACCGCGTTTTTTTAACAATTCAACTATTCTGTTTTGATTACTCATTTTATTATTCCTTCCTTTATCTTCAAATTATCAAACAGCATTTTTGGAGGGTAGTCTAGTACCCTAAACCTTTGAAAAACTAATTCTGAGGCATTTAAAGAGCTTTTTTTTTCTGATATTTTTAAAAAATTTGCAAAATTCATTTTTTAATTACCCTCTTTAATATTTTAATTTGAGTATCATTAGCTAAGCGGTCAATGGTTCTTGAAACATCAACTCCCGTCTTATATTGATAGTCAATTAAAAAAGTTTTCATATTATTAAACTCTTTTATTATTTCTTTATCTGTCATTTTTTAACTCCCTTGTTAAATTCCATAATTCACTTTCAACTTGACCAAAAATATAGTCATATTTTTTTAACCATTTTGATTGATCGTGATTTACAAAATTTTTTTGGTTATCTTTTAGATTATTTTTTTCTATCCATTTGTCACGAATAGTCATTAAAATATCTAATCTTTTAAATAATTGTTTTTGTCTTTTAGTTTTCATTTTTTTATCCTTTCTTTTTATTTTTTTGGCGGCGTTCAAACTTTTCTATTGTTTCGCTTGTCCATTTTTTAATATAAGAAACAATTTCTTTTGCCTCTTTATCCGAATAATCGTAATTTCTTTTACTAGACATAAAACTAATATTTTTTAATATTAGTTTTAGTTTATTCATTCGGATATCTCTATATCTTTCAAACCTTTTTTTATTTTTAGATATACTCATATTATTCCCCTTTCTTATTTAACGACATAAATCGTTTTAATAAATTTACATCTGTTATTTGTCTTACTACAAAAAACACCATTAAATGTTGCAAACCAGCCGTCTTCGCAATCTTTTATATCGTAAAGATTAACTGGAAAAACATGATCTCTTTTAAACTTAAACATGTGTTTCCAATCTGATTTACACATTTTGGCACATTGAACACCGACTTTTACTTCGTCAGTACCAGTATGCCAAGTTGACCCAGCACCAATCATAATGATACCAACAATAGTATCTTTATTTGTTTTTGTTTTTGCTTTCATTTTTTTCTCCTTTTATTATTTGTTTATACTTGATTTAAAGGAATTTGTAGGATAGTGATACACAATTAATGTTACAAAATATTTCAAGTTTCAGGGTTCATGGTTCAGGGCCAATAATACAAGATACATTTTTAAAAAAAGTATCAGGTATCAAGTCACAAGCTACAAGCGATCAAGGTACAAGCTAATATTATCAAAGTCACAAGCTAACGGTTCAGGGACAACGGTGCAAGATACAAGCGACAATATCTGACTTCCCTCATAAAGTTTTACGCTACAAGGCTCGAGGGTCTCGGCCAAGATAAAAGAGTTTTTTGAGTGTCTAATATGAAAAGATTTTTGATGAGGGGAAAATTTAAAATAGCGTTTAATAACTTTCATCTCAACGGTAAAAAAAGTATTGTTTTTATTGTATCCTAATAGGTCAGGAGTGCCAAAAGATGCGGAGTTTTCAATTCTAGTCCAGATAATATTGGGAGTTTTTTCTTTAAATTTACGCCATAATTTAGTCTCATTTCTTGCCATGAATACAGCGTACACTCATGGCAAGAATAAGGCAAGATTAAGCTACTTGCTTTTGTTGAGTTTCAACAACATAAACCCCGCTATCATAATCAATGCACGAATAGGAGTAACCTATAGCATTCAATATTCTTTCAACGGAAGACACACCGCAAGACCCATTTATTTGCGGTATTGTGTGTTTATCTGTCGGAAGTTTAGAAGATTGTTTATAAAAATCTTGGTATCTAGCAAGACCTATAAACCCGTCTTTCTTTTCTTGTTTTAATGTTTTTTCTGTTGGTTTCCAATTTGGATTATGAAAACTTAACCCGTAAAAATCTTCTTTTAATTTAAGAAGATCATTTTTAAAGTTAGTCTCAACCCATTGAGCTAAAGATGTTCCAGTCATATCATAGCCACCGCCGTTACATCTTCCAACTTTTTCACCGTCTACAAAAAGAGTACAAACATTATAGCCGTAACTGTCTCTAGCTCTTGAAGTAGTCCATTTATATTTTAAGTTATATCTAGTCATTTTTTACTTTTTCCCTCCATTTTTGAGCATAAGATTGTGTTTTTAATGGAGTGAGTTTATTAAATACAGATTTACTCATATTATAATATTGAGGACCTACAGTCTCGTCCATTATTTTAATATAAACTTCTTTATTTTTTAAATCATAATCAATCTTTCCAATAATTGCTACAACTTCATCTCTAATTTTACAAGATGAATAAACAACATAAGATTGTAATTGATTATCTCCAATTATATCACCTTCTACTTTTTCAATATTATGATCTAATATTTCTAAAGTCATATCCATTTTAAATGCCTCTAATGGAGTAGGTTTTCTATTATAGTTTATGCTTATTGCTCCCATTTTATTATATCCTTTCGTTAATTATCTTACATTATCCTATTGACAAGTATTTGTCAATAGTATATATTAAAAACTGAATCGGTCATCCTAGGATATCGGTTCTATCAGGTTGCTATACCATAGCTCGGTAAACATA